TCCTGGGTACAATTTCCGCATGGCCGAGGGCCTGAAAGGGCTGGAGCGCTCTGCCTCCGCGCGCGGTCTGCTTCAGTCGGGCGGCACGCTCAAGGGCATCCAGCAGTACGGTCAGAACCTCGCCAGTTCCGAATACGAGAACGCTTTCAGCCGCTATCTCAGCCAGCGCGAGGCGCGCATGGACCCGTATCGTTACCTGACCGGCATAGGGCAGGCAGCGGCGGCGGGGCAGGCCGCCAACGTCGGGTCGTCCGGTGCCGCTCTGGCCGAGATTGCGGCGCAGCGCGGCAACGTCAACGCCGCGCAGGCGGCAGGCGCTGCGGGTGCCATCGGTAATGCGTTCGGTTCAGTTGCGCAGGGCGTCGGCGATTACTACGCCAGCCAGCCATACCTAAACTATTTGAGTTCCATCACGCAGGGGATGAACTCACCGCGATATACCAGCACAACTTTTGGCGGACCAAAGTAAGGTGAACCATGCCGATTGATCCGAGCATTATCAGTAACGCCTTTGCGAACGCATCCAACAACACGCCGGATGTGAACGCGCTCATGCAACAGCGTATTCAGGGCGCGGAGAACATCTACAAGATCGAGGCGGGTCGCCAAGAGCAAGCGGCGCAAGCGGAAAAAGAAGCCGCCCAGCAGGCCGCCGAGGCCATGCTGCCGGCGGTGGCGTCGGCCTTTTCGGACCCATCTGACGCTGGTCTGGACGCGGCGTCGTCCATGTTGCCCCCGGAAGTTTCACAGGCGTTCACGCCGTTCTTGCAGCGCCTAAAGGGTGTAAGTGATACCAAACAGCGCATGGCGATCTTGCGCGCCGAACTAGCTAAGGACGACGAGGGCCGGTATATTCTCGGCCAGCTTGAGCCCACCGCCAACATGCGGCTTCAGGCCGAGACTGCCGCAGGTTCACAGTCGCTGGCTGAACGTCGTCTGGCGCTGGACATACAGAATGCCAAAGACGAAGCGGCTGGTGGGGGCAAGATAGTGCAGTGGATTACTGGTGACGACGGAACGGTCACCGGAGTGAACGCGCAAGGCGGTATTGTAAAGACGTTGCCTGGGATTGGAAAGAAGACGCCTGCGACGGCGGGTGCGCCGGTCGATAAACAACAGGCGCGCCAAGGCGTGGACGGTACGCTGTCTCGTATTTTGGACGAATATAAAGTTTTGAAAGAAGAAAAAGAAATTGTATCGACTGAAAATACAATTATGGAAAATATTGCCGCGCGCGCCAAAACTAAACTTGGCCCGTATGTCGGTAGAACCGTCGGTACAAAAGCGCAGTCGGCGCGAGACACGATTGCAAACTTGCGCCAAGCGCTGTTGGCGGACATCAAGGCGGCGACAGGCATGTCGTCTAAGGCTATCGACAGTAACGTCGAATTGAAATCGTTCTTGGACTCTTTGGGTGATCCTGATCAGTCTATTGAAACTATCCAAAAAACATTGGCTGAGTTGTCCGTTAAGTATGGTTTGGGCAACCTTAGTGTAGACGGCGCCGAGCCTCCGCCCGCCGTTGCGCCGGCTGCACTGCCTGAAGGCGCAACGACGACTAACTGGTAGGGTTCAGAATGCCGCGCAACATTACGATTACGTTCGACGACGGTACGACCCACGTCTATCAGAACGCGCCTGACGATCTGACGCCGCAGGCCGTGTATGACCGCGCGGCCCAAGAGTTTACGGGCAAAAAGATTGTCAATTTGGACGGCGGCAAGAAAGCCGCTGGCGTGCGCGGGTCTATCCCAATTGCCGACGGCGTAGTAAACGCCGTGCCTGAGACGCCAATCGTAAAGCCTCGCGACTATTCATTCGGCGACGTGACGGCCGAGATCACCGCGCCGTCGCGTCAGATGATGTCGGAAGGCATCTCGTCTCTGTACGCGCCGGAAGCCGCGCCAGGTACATTGGCCCGCGCGGGCGAAGGACTTGCGGCGCTTGGCAAGACCGCGCTTGGCGGGCTAGGCACGCTCACGTCTGGCGCCATTGGGTTGGGCGTCGAAGCGCTGCCGGAAGCCGTGGTCACACAGGGCGGCAAGTTTGAGCCTGTCACTGGCCGCCGCAAGTTGGCGCAAGAACTGAACACTATGCTGATGTTTGCCGAACCTAATCCGGTAACGACAGGACCGGCGGCTGTTCGCGGGCTTACAAAAGGCACGCCGCAGCGTGTGGTCAAGCCTGCGCTTGAAGCGCGGCCTAGCGAAGTCATTCGCCAAGAAGCTGATGCATTGTTTAAATCGCCGGAAATTAAGGGCTTGCAGTTTAAACCGGAAGCGGGCGATACGTTGATAGACAACGTGACCAGTGTCATTGAGAGTGACCCTAAATTTTCGCCCGTCACTCACACCGAAGTAATTCGTCAAATGCGCGATGTGGAAGACGTTATTTCCAAGCCGCTGACTTACGAACGGCTTCAGGGGCTGTCTAGCCGTTTGGGCGACGCGGCGGAAAAAGCGTTCAAGGCAGACGACAAGACAGAAGCTACCATTCTGCGTAACATGAAGAAGCGCGTAGATGGTTTTATGGGTAGCGCGCCTGACACGTTGATCCAGACTGGTAATTTACCTGCGGCTAAAGAGGCGCTGACGGCAGCCAAAGAAACTTGGAAACGTAAGCTAAAAAGCGAAACGATTGAGACAATTCTAAACGATATTCGTTTAGCAAGCGTAGACAAAGATATATCCGCCGTTGCTAAGGCTAAGTTTAAGACGTTGGCGGCGGACGCAGATGAGCTTAAAAAGTTTAGCTCTGAAGAGCGCAAGTTAATTGAAGATTTAGCGGCTGGTGGACCCGCGCTGCAACAAATACTTGGCGGCGTAGGTAAACTAGCACCGGGAACGACGCGCGGTGTGCTTACGGGTCTTTACGGGCTATTGATGGGCACCGTCGGCGCCCCCGCCATCCTTGCCACTGGCGGCGCAACAGCGGTTGGTCGAAGCGCGGCCAACCGCATGGCAACAGCGCAGCTTAACCGTCTTTACGACAGCATCCTGCGTGGTGAAGTGCTCCCGCCCAGCGTCCCTGTGACCGTGGGCGAGCGCGGATTGAACGCAGCGGCTAATCTTCAGAAGCTGCGGCCCGGCGCTGTAGCAGCGGAAAGCAATCAGAACCGGATGTCGAGGTGAGGACGTGGACTACCAAGTGCTTTTCAACCTCGCAGTAGGGGCGGTTAGTGTTACGGGTGGGTGGGTCTTGAGCCGGGTGTACCACAGCCTAGACCGTCTCGACGAAGACGTGCGCAAGATACCGCTGAACTACGTCCAGAAGGATGACTTCAAGTCGGCCGTTGCGGACATCAAGAACGACATCCGTACCGGCTTCGCGCAGGTGGACCGCACGCTGAACAGTCTCTTCGACCGCGTCAACGAGAAGGCCGACAAGTCGTGAAGATCAACGCCGCCGGTCTGGACCTGATCAAGCGCTGGGAGGGCCTGCGCCTGACCGCGTACCAGGACAGCGTCGGCATCTGGACGATTGGCTACGGACACACCGCTGAGGCAGGGCCGCCGGCGCCCAAGGCGGGCATGAAGATTACCGAGAAGGAAGCGGCCGACATCTTAGCCCGCGACCTCGGCCAGTACGAGCGCGCCGTCACCAAGGCCATCTCGGTGGCCCCGACGTCCAACCAGTTTGCCGCGATGACCAGCCTCTGCTTCAACATCGGACCGACTAACTTTGCCAAGTCCTCTGTCGTGCGCCGCATGAACGAGGGCAACGCCAAGGCCGCAGCCGACGCCTTCCTGCTGTGGAACAAGGCGGGCGGCAAAGTGCTGAAAGGCTTGACGGCGCGCCGTGAAGACGAGAAGAAACTGTTTTTAACCCGGAGTACGTAACATGACTGCACACAAGGCACTCGCCGCTTTCCTGACAAGCCTTTTGGCCCTTGTCGGCCTCTTTGGCGTTTCTACTGGCTGGGTGACGCCCACCATGATCGACTCCGTCTCCGTCATTGGTGGCGCGCTTCTGACCGCCGTCGTTACCTACATGGTCCCCAACCAGCCCAAGGCATGACCTGGCTGGAGATTGCCGCCATCGCCGTCCTGTTGATCGGGATCGGCGCTGGCGGCTACCTGGTTGCCCAACGCCCGGCGTTCTGGGCGGGTCTTGTTGTGGTCGTGTTCAAGGCTGCGTGGCCTTTCCTGTCAAAGCGTATGACCCCGGAACAGGAGAAGGCATTTCAAGACTGTGTTCGCCGGGGCGGTGAGTGGGATTTTCAGCGCAAGCGATGTCGATGATCAGCCCGACCCACTCCTCGTAAGAGTTTGGCCCCATAGCCTTTACGTGCTGGATGGCTGCTTCGATGAGGGCCTTATCAGCCATCGCTGGCCTCCGTATGTAGGGGGAGGACAATCGCGCCATCGTTTGAGGCCAGCCATGAGATGCGCATCCCCGGCCACGCCTCCAGCATGGCGAGGAAGGCGGCGGCAAGGTCTTCGTCGCGGGTGGTGTAGGCGTTTTCTTCTCCCTCTGCGAGAGCGTTGAAGCCCGCCTCCAGCGCCTCGGGTGGTGTCTTAATGTTCATTGCTTGATCCTCTCCAACAGTTCCTGGCGCTCGCGCTGCGCCCGCAGCATGGTGTAGCGCTGGTGGATGCGGACGATGAAGGTGGGCCGCTTGTGGACCTTGACCTCTTCGTTCAACATCGCCAAGACTTGGGCCTCATTGCGCTTGGGCAGCACGGCATTCAACGTAAACCAGTTCACCCCTTTAACTCCTCTAAAGCTATGTCGGAAATTGCGCGCTTGTCCGCCAGTGCGGCCCAGATGCGCTCGTCTATCGTCTTGTTCGTTAGCATCACGTACACCCACACGTCGCGCTCCTGCCCGCCGCGATGGATGCGGCCGACCGTCTGTTCGTACAGTTCCAGCGACCACGGCAGCGACAAGAACACCATCTTGTTGCCGCCGTACTGGAGGTTGAGCCCGTGGCCGGCCGACTTGGGATGGACCGCC